ACAAATGAATCAGGAAATGATTAAACTTAAAAATGGTGTTAAAAAGTATTTGAAGGATCTAGGATTAGATATGAGTAAGTATGTTGGTTGTGCAAAAACTGATACAAAAATTATTGCAGTTATTGATAAAACAATTATTCATATTTCACACGACTTAACTAGACATAGTGTTAAGATGATTGGGAGGAATGATTAATGGTAGATAAAATAAAATATATTGTATTTGGATTTATAATGGGTATCTGTTTTTATGCTTATCAGGAAGGTTATTTTAAAGCAGGAAAATCAGATTATGGTGCAATAGGCACGGTAGAATGGAATCCATTGTATGTATATATTGTAAATGAATAAGGAGAAGTAGATGAATAATATAATTTATCCAAATGATAGTTCTGTTGATAGAAAAAAGAAACTTACAATTTTTGATATAAGAAATATGTTTGTGTTAAAACAACATTCTCTTTGGTGGGAAGAAGATGAAAAGAGGTTTGTTAAAAAATATGGTATTAGTTCTGATGATCAAAGATTAAATAAAATAAGAGAGAGAGGTATAGAATGGCAATAAAAATGAAAAGTGGAAAAATGTATTTAACGGTAGTTGAAAGAATGAATCTGTTACTTGAAGAAAAAGGTAGAGAGGATTATTCATTAGAAACTGAGGTTACATATGAAAGTGGGGTTGTAATAGTAAAAGCAATTTTAACATTGTTTTATTGTTATCCAAAAGATGAAACAAAAACTGTTGAAGTTGTTTCAAGAAAATATGTGGGCCACGCATTAGGTGAACTTGGCAAAGCAAAAACACTTGAGGCAACTGAAACTCACGCAATAGGAAGATGTCTTGCAGCAGCAGGTTGGTTTGGATCTGAATTTGCATCAGCAAATGAAATGGAAGAATATGAAAAACAATCTAAATCTAAACCTGAACCTAAACAAACTATGAAGGTAGATAACAATCTTAATGTTGCTATTGAAACTGTTAAAGAAAAGTTTGATGGTGCTGTGATGAAGAACTTAGTTAATTTTGGAAAACACAATGGTAAGGATTGGAGTGAAGTACCTGAAGATTATATAAATTGGGTATGTAAGAATAGTAAGGTTGATTGGCAAAGAAGTGCAGCACAACAGGAACTTGATAGAAGGAATGGATCTAATCCTACTGAAAATGTTATAGATGAGTTGGTTAATGAATTTGAGGGTATGCCCTCATAAGTGCGAATGATAACATAGGGAGTGGTAGCCTACTCCACACACACTCGTAAGTTACTCAAATGGGCTATCACTTCCTTCCCTAACTAGGAGAGATATGGAATATAATCAAATGATAGAATTAGAATATTGGCTTAATCATAATGAAAGAAGTATGAGTTGGTTAGCAAGAAAATGTAATGTATCACCTGCTGCTGTTAAAGGTTGGTTAGATAGAAAACACCACCCATCTAAGAAACACAGAAAGATGATTACAGATATAACAGGTATAGAACTATGAGTAAAGGATGGATCTCATTACACAGGAAGATATTAGATAATCCTGTATTAACAAGATCAAGAACATATAGTAGGTTTGAAGCATTCGTATATATGCTTTTAAAGGCTAATCATAAAGATAATAAGGTTCTTATAGGTAATCAATTAATCAAGGTTAATAAGGGTAGTTTTATAACATCACAAAAGCAGTTAATGATAGAGTTTAATTGGGGTACTTCAAGGCTTAGAAATTTTTTAGAATTGCTCAAAAAAGATAAAATGATTGAAATAAATTCTAATGCAATATCAACATTGATAACTATTAACAATTATTCAGAGTTACAGGGTTTGCAAACTGATAACAAACCGATAGCAAAACGGAAACAAACTGATAGCAAACTGATAGCGAAAACAAACAATAATGAGAATAATGAGAATAATGAGAATAATGATAATAAAGAACAAGAGTTTATCAATCAAGTTTTAGCTGAAGGAATAAAAATAACACCTATGGTTGCTCCTGATATTATAGATGACTTTTGTAACTATTGGACTGAAAGAAATGTTGGTGGAACTAAAATGAAATATGAGATGGAAAAAACTTTTGATATTAAAAGAAGATTGAATAGATGGTTAAAGAATCAGAAGGATTGGAATGTTAATACTAAGAAACCTGTTGTTGGGTTTAAAACAACTACTTCAGGACACTATATAGGATATTGTGCTACCTGTAATGAGAGTAGTTTTTATAAAGAATTTAATTTAAGAGGTGATAGTATTTGTTGTTCAGCAGAAATAAAACCTGAGAGGAAAGAATGATTAAACTTATAAATGATGATTGTATGAATGTTATGAAGGATTACGAGGATAATCATTTTGATTTAGCAATAGTTGATCCACCTTATGGGATAGAGTTAGATTATTTTAATAGGCCAAATTCAAAATATAAAGGATCTGCTGCGCATAATAAAAAATATCATTTACCTGAT